AGCGCCGATTTACACGAGAGGAGTTTTTGGATGGCCCGGTTGGACAAGCTGAAGGAACTCGAAGCACGCCTATATGCCAGCATGGAGGACGCTGACAGCCGGGCGCTGCCTGCCCTGGCGAAGCAGTACCGGGACACGATCCGGGAAATCGAGGAGATAGAAGGACATCATGACAACAACGACGAGATCGGCAATATTATCGCCCTGCGAGATGCTCATGGGGAGCCAGGAGCCGTCCGTCCGAATCGTACCGCAATACCTGACGACTGATGGGCCGGATGCCTGTGCGGTACTTCGTGCCGGCGGGATCAGACTCGACCCGTGGCAGATGGACGTCCTGGATGACTGGCTCGGAAGGACGCCCGGCGGACGATGGGCCAGCCCGGTGTGCGGCGGAAGCGTACCGAGGCAGAACGGAAAGACCTTGCTCGTGCAGGGGAGAATGGAGCCAGGCATGATCCTGTTCAACGAACAGGTGATATATACCGCGCACCTCCAGAAGACGGCCACAGAAACCTTCGAGGAGATGCGCGACTTTTTTGAGCATCCGAAGGTGCGGCCGTATGTGGCGGAGATCAAGACCGCCATCGGACGCGAGCAGATCATCCTGAAGAGCGGAGCCAGGGTGAAGTTCCTGGCGAGAACGAGGAACGGCGGCCGAGGCCAGCACGGAGATCTGCTAATTTTCGACGAGGCTCAGGAGCTTGACGAGAACCAGCAGGCGTCGTTCCTGCCGGCAATCTCGGCGAGCTTGAACCCGCAGGTGGTCTATGTGGGAACTCCGCCAGATCCGACGGCGACCGGCACAGTGTTTCGGGGCGTCAGGGAGAAGGCGAAGGACTCGAAGCGGACAGCGTGGTTTGAGTTCTCCGTGCCGGAGATCGGGGACGTTAAAGACCCTGCGAGATGGGTCGCCGCCAATCCGGCGCTCGGCCGGCGGATTCTGCTCTCGACCATCGAGGGCGAAGTGGAGCAGATGGATGCAGATACCTTCGCCAGGGAGCGGCTCGGCTGGTGGTCACCGATAGCTGTGGAAAAGGTCGAGTATGCCCTGGACAAGGAAGCCTGGGCGGCCTGCGCCAGCGATGAGCTGAAGCCTGAAGGCAAGACGGCGTACGGGATCAAGTTCTCGGCTGACGGATCTGAGGTCTGCCTGTGCGGAGCTGTGTGCCCGCCGGAAGGGAAGGCAAGGATCTCTCTGATCGAGAGGAAGCCGACAGGAATGGGAACCCGGTGGCTGGCCGACTGGCTGAACGAGAGATACAGCAAGGCCAGCTGCGTGGTGATAGACGGCCGGAACGGCGTGGACGTTCTGGTGGACAGGATAGCGGACACATGGAAGGCGAAGAACTCCGTGATCAGGCCGAGTGCCCGCGACATGGTGGCCAGTGTTGGCCAGCTGACGAACGAGATAAATGAGAAGTCCGTGACATGGTATAAACCGCAGGCGGCGCTGGACCAATCAGCGACAACTGCAGTCAAGAGGTCATTGGCAGGCGGGTGGGCATTTGGTGGCCAGGATTCCGCGCCAATAGAAGCCTGCGCCCTCGCACTCTGGGGCGCGAGAAACACAAAGCGCGATCCGACGCGACAAATGAGAATAGGGTGATCAAGTGTTAGAAAACATGGCAAACGCGACCGGCCTCACGCCGGAGGAAGCTGAACTGGTCTCCAAGCTGGTGGCGACCTACAACCACCACCTCGGAGCGAACAAGAGGAAGCGCCGTTACTACGAAGGGCACGTCACGCTCGGCGAGGTCAACCTCGGCCTGGCACTGCCGCACTCCTTCATGAAGCTGGAGGTCGGCTGTGCATGGGGCGAAAAGGCCGTGGACGTTCTGGCGGCCCGGAGTATGTTCGACGGCTTCGTCGGGCGCTCCGGCGAGGACGCGGAGCTGATGACGAAGATCATGAACGCGAACAGGCTCCGCGCAGAGTACATGAAGGCGTGCCGGGACGAGCTGAAGTACGGGTGCACCTTTGCCACGCTGAGCAGAGATCCGGTGTACGGATGCCGCATCCGCTGGCACTCTCCTGAGACGGCCTCGGCCCTCTGGGACGGCGAGAAGCAGCGGATCGCCGCAGGGCTTGTCATTATCGACCAGAAGAGGGACGAGACCGATAAGACCTGGAAGCCGGCGGTCGTTCAGCTGCACACAGACTACGCAGTCATCGAGATCCGGCGCGACCAGTACGACCGGTGGTACGCCACCAGGTATCCGCACAGCCTGGGCCGGCCAATGATGGAGCCTCTGATCTGGAATGCCACCTCGGCGAAGCCCTTCGGCAGATCCAGACTGAAAGAGCCGGTGCGGAGACTCATCCAGGGCTACGTTCGCACTGTGGCAAACGCCACCATCGGCCTGGAGTTTTCCACGTCTCCTCAGAAGTACATCCTGGGCGTGACGGATGACCAGTACGCCGCCATCGTTGACCAGAAGTTCAAGACCTATGTGGGCTCACTGCTGGCGGCCACGACGAACCCAGAGACCGGCGAGAAGCCGACCTTCGGTCAGCTGCCGCAGGGCACAATCGAGCCTCATGTGGCCATGATGCGGGTGCTGTCTACGCAGTTCAGCGCCGCCACGGGCCTGACCGTCACCGATGTGGGAGTCGTGAATGACGCCAACCCCACGAGCTCGGATGCGATCCTGGCACAATCCCAGACACTGGTGCTTCTGGCCGAGCAGCTGAACACCGGCAACGGCGATGCGCTGTACACGATCTCCCAGATGGCACAGGCCATCGCCAGGAACGTGAGGATGGACGAGCTGGCGGACGAGGAGAAGGACATCTCCGCACACTTCAAGAATCCTGCCATGCCGTCCGTCAGCGTGACAGCGGACGCGGCGGTGAAGATCGCCACGAGCCGGCCGACCTTCGGCAACACCGACGTGTATCTGGAGATGCTGGGCTTCGACCAGGCAGACATCCGTAGGATCAAAGCGCAGGAGGTCCGGGCCAGAGGCCTGAGCTTCCTGGAGATGGAGTTCGGGAGCTGATAGAACATGGTCATAACTGCCGCCGAGTGGGCAAGATACCGAGACAGGCTCAGCCAAATCTCACGAAGAGCGGCGGAGCTGATGCAGCAGTATGTCTGGGACCACGGCTATGAAGTGAACGACAAGCTTATCGCCTACGCCTACTCGCTTGAGACTCAGTTCGGAGAAGCGGCCGCAGAGCTTGCCTGCATCATGTACGACGATATGGCTGCATACTGGGCGATGTTTTCTCCGGAGCGGATGGCGTTTGAGTCTGCTATCCCTGCAGAGACCGCCACCTACGGCGAGACGGCTGCCGCGATGAAAGCGGTCGGAGAGGAATCGCCGAGCACGATCCCGGACGTCGTCGGCCGCATGGTCAAGCGAGCCGCCGCCGACACGACGATGCAGAACGCCATCCGTGACGGCGCACAGTTTGCCTGGATACCGTCCGGAGACACCTGTGCCTTCTGTCTCACTCTCGCATCGAGGGGCTGGCAGTACGCCAGCAAGAAGTCCATCAAGAATGGGCACGCGGAGCACATCCACAGCAACTGCGACTGCCAGTACGCGGTGAGATTCGACACCGAGACCAGGTATGCCGGCTATGACCCGGACAAGTACAAGAAGATGTACGACGAGGCGGACGGTGACACGCCGAAGGACAAGATCAACGCCATGAGGCGCGAGTTCTACGAGGAAGACAAGGACAGAATCAACGAGCAGAAGCGGGAAGCATACGCCAGGAGAGCAGAAGAGTCGGAGCTGTATGAGCCATGAAATACATGATACACGCCTGCCCGCCTCGGATGTGGTATGTGGAGAAGTACCTCGTCCCATCCATGAAGGCTCAGGGCATCACGGACGAGGAGATCATCGTCTGGAACGATGAGAAGCAGGAGGGGAACCTTCCGGCGTTCATCGCGAGCATGAGGGCCTGCGCCTCACAGCCGGGCGGCGTGTGGCATTTGCAGGATGATGTGATCATCTGCCGGCAGTTCGCGGAACTGACGAGAGAGAACGACGAGGGGCTTGTCTGCGGGTTCCACTGCAAGAACTTCGGCAAGTACCCGGAGACGCACGGACGGGTGCCGGCGTTCTTAGCTTGGTACTCGTTCCCGTGCATAAGGATACCGAACGACCTCGCCGCCGGCTTCCTGGAGTGGTTCGACAACGTGGGCGCAAAGCAGTACGGCTCCCAGTATGTGGACAAGAAGCATGACGACTGGTTCTTCGCCAAGTATTGCGAAGACCAGAAGGATCTCCGGGTGCTAAACCTCAAGCCGAACCTCGTGGATCATATCGACTACCTCATCGGCGGGACTCTGATCAACCAGGCACGGCTCGCCCAGGTGAACCGGGCGGCGTATTTCCCAGACCCGGATCTGGTGGACGAGCTGGAGCGAAAACTTAACAATCAATGATTCAAGCACGAGCAATCGTGCTTTTTTCATGCCCACGGCTGGCTAAGCCGGAAATTTACGCGAAAGCGGAGGAGAAACAAAATGGCAGAAACTGTGAATCAGGAACAGGAAACGGAAAAGACCTTCACCCAGGCTGAGCTGAACGCCATCGTGGCGGACAGGCTGAGCAGAGAACGGGGCAAGTATGCGGACTACGAAGAGCTGAAAGCCAAGGCCGCACAATTCGACGCCGCGCAGGAGGCGGGAAAAACAGAACTGCAGAAAGCTCA